AGCCCTAACAGGTTCAGAAAAAGAATTTAATCGACTTGCTATAGCGTCACATTTGGCCTTTAAATCGTCATATTCCTGTCTGGTGACATATTTATTGTCCATGTTCTGAGCAGGCTGTTTAGGTGGCATCTGAGTGCCTATTTCATGGTATTCAAATGTCCGTAATGGCTGTGGCATACCAGAAACGTCTGTGGATTTTATGTAGAACTTTTCGCTTTCACTGTCCATCAGCAGGACGCTTGTGCCGGGTGCTACCAGATAGGATTTTGCACCAACTTCGCCAGATACCCACAGGATGCCATTGTTGTTCTGTTGGGGTTGCTGTACTGGTTGAGCTGACATCTGGACAGGCTGCTGCTGGAACTGATTCATCTGTCCCGGAACGCCGAAGCTATATTGATAAGGATTGTTATATAATGCCATCTTATGCACCGCCTTTCTGATTATATTTTTGCATAAAAAAAGAACCGGAAACAGTTCGTTTCTGGCTCTAATTAGTGTCTAAAAAGTATCAGCACACTTTAATTATTTTATTGTTCACCCTCCGGCTTAACCGCTTCGCCGTGGATATACTCACGTTCATCTGTTCAGCGCAGTATTCGAGTGTATATTCCTTACATCTCAGCCGGAACAGCATTTCTTCATCCGGTGTAAAATTACACTCTATTAAGAATCTGTCTATGTCTTTCTTTGTGAATACATATAATTTCATGAGCATACCTCTTATTAATGCAATTAGCGCTGATTCTGTGCAAGATAATTTGTAAGCTTCTGTTTTGTTTTTTTTAATTCTTCGACGTTATTTCCACTAATCTGACTGTCCAACATGGTTGATAACACTTCCAGAATTAATGAATCTCGTTCTGCGATTCTCCGAAGGCTCTCGTAATCTCGTTTGTCATGTTCTTCCAGTGTCTCTACTCGTTTATTAAGTCGGAATGCTGGAGTAATCCACTTAAAGATTACAGCTGCCGCCCCTCCAACAATGGACACCCCTCCGCAGATAGAGAGAAAAATCTGTACAAATTCTGATATGCTCATTTATTCTCCTTTTCCCAGTAATATACCGGGATCTCATTTCCGGAATCCCATGTATCGAAATATTTTCCATTCTGTGCCGTCACTACATGACCATCTATGCAGAGAATGTATGTGCCTGTCGGATGATCTGCGCAAAAGTCGTTGACTGTATAGATATATCGTTCTGACTGTTCAATTAGCTTGCGTCTGTATCCATGCTTATAGAGATACGCTCCCCAAACGTAATTAGCCGATGGCATATCTGACAGAGTACACGCCTGTACCATTAATCCGGCGAATACTGTTTCCCAGTCGAATCCGGTCGCCTTGCATATTGCCCGGACAACGCAATCTCCCGTTCTCTTGTCCTTAACAGGATTAGGATTGAAATATTCCCATCTATCCATCAGTCAATCCCCTTTGCTGTCTTATATCGTTTTGCCGCTCCTCTGGCTTTTGCGGCGTTCTGACGATTCCACTTAGCGATCATGAGCCGGTCTTTCAGTTCCTTCAGGTCGTTCTGCTTGCAGTAATCTTTGTATGCAGCATTTTGTTTCTGCAAAAGATAAGACTTCCGGTCAAGATCTTGTTGGAGTGCGAACCTTGCCTTTTCATTTGGTGCATTGTCAACTCCTGCTTGTAGTCCAAGAACCTCTCTCTTTGTTTTGCGAATTCTCCGCTCATAAGTACGTTGTCGTTGTTCTTTTTCGTACTGTTTATCTTTGTTGGCTTTGTCCTGTGCTGATAATCCTGCATAAGGATTAAATTCTCCGTCGCTTGCCCCAAAACTATGCCGACAGTTGACCCCTGACAGTCCACTTGCCGTTCCGTATCCGGTCAATGAGAACGGCGGAAATTTCTTACTCTTGCCAGAACGAGAGTATATCTTGCCTTGCCACCATGAGTGATTTCCCGGGTTCTCACCGCCGTCACCTGTTCTGGCTCCCATGTGAGCACTGACCAGAACTAAATCCCAGCCCATTTCTTCCATGCGTTTGAGGGATATATCTCCAGTAGCCTGAGCCACGCCAGTTCTGACAGAGCGTGCAACCGCTGTTTCAATTGTATCTTTTCTGCCGGATGGATATGTGACAGTAACACCATCACTCACAACGTTATTAACTGCTTCTTTGATGGCTTGCGTATATCCAACTGCCCCAGTCATTACATGATTGTATGCAAGGTCGCATTGATCAATATAAAGCCTCTGAGCGGCACTTGCAGTTGTTCTCGTGAAGTTCTTCCACTCACCCATAGTCGCAAGCATATTCCGTTCCATGAGCCTTATCATAGCCGGGGATTGTTCGAGCGGTACAGGGCTTAATCCTGCCGCCTTATATACCTTATCATCGTAGTCCATCGCAGTGATTCCGGCATCTTCAAACGCTTCAAGAAGTTCCTGCTGTTCACGTTTAGTGTATCTGGATAATTCCGCTAGAATGTCCTCTAGCAGTTCGCCGGATTCCTGTAGCGTTCTGATTCTCCACGCATCAGCATTGGTCAGAATATAATCCTCACCTCTGCCAATTCTTGCCATCATCCTTGACACGATCTCGAATATGATATACTGATGCAGTTCTTCCGCAATCTGTTCGCTGCCCTCTGTTATCCGGCGTAAATATTCAGGACTAAGCATAGTATATCACCTCTTTCGTCAAAAGTCGTGGTACATGTTTTGGTTTTTTGTTGGTTAACTAAAGCTTCCTTTAGTTAATTAGTTACTGATTTCGGTTCTTCTTCCTTATTAACATCCATCAGCTCATTGTACTGTTCCTCTGTAATCCTTCCCGTTGCAAAGAAAATATCAATCTTATTTTTCAAATCATCTGTCAGTCCATTTCTTTCTTTAAGTTTCAGTAATGTTCTATATAACATAATCACACCTCCAATTCTGTAAGTGCTACTGCGTATTCACTGTTGACATAGGCTTCTGCTGATTGTAAGTCCATATCATAGATATAATCTCGGTTGTCGTTTAACTGCTGTTTTACATAGTTCCATCCATTAGCCATACTAATCGGATAGTTAAATACTGTATATCCGTCTAACTGGTCGGATGTGACGCTGATGTTGGTTACTGGGTAGTTGGTGACAAGTGCCTTAAACGCTTCATTCTCTTCTGGTGTTAGGTCGGTTTCGATGGGCTCTACAAGTGGATACATTATATCCATTGGATGCTCCACAAGCCATGCATTAATATCGTTCGATGTAATATTTCCGTCATTCTTGTATGGGACAATCCAGAATACAGTACTTCGTCCAAACGAAAAAGCATTACTCCATATACCCGACGAATCTCCTACATTGCTTTTCCATGTCTTCTCCATTCCGGGTTTATTTGTTGGTATACCATTTTTGTATAAACCTGTATACCCAAGCGAATACCCTTTTTGTTGCTTCTGGATGTTCCACGTTATGTTACTTTGAACTTTGTCTGTCTGTATCATTTGAACATACTTTCCCCTCTCCACATCCACGTAATCCGCAATATACTGCTTTCCGTCGATTGTGACGTTACCACCACTTGAAACTGGAATTGCGTTAAGGGTGATATTGTTAAGCGTAACAGATTGAACCTTTAATCCATCTTCATTTGTTACTTTAACTGTAGGATTCACCACGCTCTTAATCTCAACTGGATTCTCTGGCGTTGGTGTTCCATCCTGTGATGATTTGCCATATATCATCATATCTTGAATCTTGCCATTGTCAGAATCAGTAATATGAGTTTCACCCTGATTCGATGCATAGAACTTTGTGATTTTGTTTGATAAATCTTCCTTTAGTGAATCAACATCCTTTTTATTCTGCTCAATCTGCTGTGCCTGTTCTGTCGTGGCTCCGGGCTTGACCGGATTCTTCTCGAGGTACTCATTTACCGCGGCTTTGATTTCTTCCGGCGAGATTTCGCCGCCAATTCCTTTTAAGCATAATTCGTATAAATACTTCTCTTTTCTCGTGATTGGCTTCGGGAGTTCGCCTTTATAATCACCCGTCAAGTACGCAAGATATTTTTCTTCCCTTGTTACTGGTTTATCTGCCATCTTCTTACTCCTCTCCGAATAGTGTTGGCTCGTCTGGTTGAGCTTCTTTGACCATTGCTTTCGCTTCTTCCTCGGTCATTCCTTCAAATTTCACGAAATACAGCCATGCCGGAACCTTGCCAGTGGTCACATACTGCCACCATCTTGCACGGTCGTTTTCACGTACATACAGAATATCTCCGAAATCATAATTGACTTCATAAGCTCCAACAGGTGCAAGTCCGTACAGATCAGCGTAAACGTTCAGTGCGTATATAACTTCATCTAGGCAAGACTCCAACTTATCCCTTACATCTTTAATGAACTGCACTGTCCTCTGCTGTTCTGCTTCTACTCCTGTAGCCGTCTGAATGCCGCTAGATTCGTTGAAAACAAAGTAGCCATTAGAGAATCCAATCTTGTACCCTAACTGGCTTAAAAGGGCATTTATGCCGGCTATACGGGTATCTGTGTTGAGCTGTGGATTGATTTCTTGATAGAACTCTTTCTCGAGCTGTCCGAATACATTCTTGACAAAGTGCGGTAAGTTCATCTCATTACGTCTGTTCTCCATACCCTGTGGTGACATGACTGCTACAGGTGTACCGCTTGGCATCAGCAGTCTATCATCTGCCAGAACAATCTTCTGCGAATCAAATATCTCTCCGGCATTACGGCTGTATGCAATGTCGAGATCTTTCAGCTCTTCAATTGCTTCTGCAAATATCGGTAAGCCAAGCGGTGTACTGATATCCACATTGTTCGCCTGCGGTGTCCGCAGTACTCCGTACAGAGGTCCGTCCAGCTTCTCACCGTTTGTTTTGAGAATCGGTGGCGTATCTGCCATTAAGTCAGCCCATTTGGTCTGTTTAAGGTCAATTTTATCACCGATTGACTGAGGGGATTTTGATACATAGACTCTGTTAGAAACGTAGTACGGATAGACCGTCACTCCGTCCACAGTTGTCTCAACAAATCTATGATATTCAAGCCGTGTATAGTATTTCCGTCCAACAGTATAAGAATCCTTGAATATGATTCCCTTAATTTCCTGATTATCATAGTCCACGATCATCACATCTGCCGGAGTAAATACGTCAATGCTTTCACCATTTGGCTTAATAAATACTGTTCCATAAGCACAGCCATATTCTACCCAGTGACGGATTTGAAAATATACCTTGTCGATCTGTTCCTGTAGCCACGTAGCCCTTGCAGAACCGTCTATCTGAATGCCGATCGCCAGCGTTGCGAGCCGAGCTGTTTCTGAGCAGACAGATTTAGCAAAATTGATCGTCTTGATATTATTCTTATCATCCAGCCATTCCGGCGCACCTCTGTAAATGTTCGCGCACCGGTTAATCAGCGATTCCATCTCTGGAAATTCTGCTGCCTGAATGTTGAAGTCCTCTTCGGCTTGTTTTTTGAATATCATATTAAACCACCTTTTCAGTGTTGTTATAAGTCCCATTTAATCACCTGAATTAACTGATTTCAGCACATTTCTGATAAACTCTATGTCTTTATTGAAATTCTTTATATCTTTGTTCTGTATCTCTACTGGTTTATCATTCCACAATTCTCTTCCAGCTCTTTGACCTTGGAAGAACTGGAATTTGTCCAGAATTTCCAAACATTTAAATATGTTTTCTTTACTATTCATTATGCACTATGTCCTCTTCTCATCGACAATGGACTTGTCGCATACCTGAGAGAATCTATCCAGTGATCGTTACCATCTGGATAATCTGCGATAACTTCTCCATTGCCATCTACTTCATGTTCATAATTGATAATTTCCTTGTATGCTCTCGGCGTTCGTGCCGGATCAATGACTAATGTTCGGCACTGTAACCACTCAAAAGTATATTTGCGGCTTCCCGGTGTAACAATAGCCCTACGTGCTGGAAGCCCTGCATCTCGGAAGTCAATAATGCTTTCTTCTTCATCAACTCCGCAAGATATTGAATAATCATCGTATCCCTTTTGTTTTATCTGGCCAGCCATTACTGTATTTCGAATTTTACATCCGCCAAGCTCATCCAGCAGGATAACTTTGTCCTGATTAGGCACATAAGCCACACGAATAAACGCTTTGGGATCCGGGTACCATCCCCAGTCTTGTCCCTGATAGATACTTTGAAAGCTCTGAATCTCTTCATCTGTAATTTCTCGAATTTCTAACAGTTCGAAAATATTTGTGCCAAGTCCAACAGGAAGGCCAAGATATTCATGGTCGTAAGCTCTCTGATTTGTCTTTCTCAAATGCTCCGCATCATCAAGGAATTGTTGACCAAGCCATTCAACAGGAACTGATCTGTAATCACTCTTGTGCCTGTAGCTGTCGTCTCGTGGTTCTTCTACATACACATTCGCCCAGTTGCTCCGGCTAATTGGCGGATTGAATGTCTTAAATACAACAAACTTACTGCCACCTCGAAGGACTGACTGCTGCACTGTACGAATTTCTTCAATGCCAGAAAATTCGTCAAGTTCCTCGAACCAGAGATACTTGAAATATCCCTTGCTTGCTTTAATAGATTTAGTCTTTTTTGCCTTGTCCAGTCCTCTGAATATGATTTTCTGCCCAGTAGGTTTATAAGTGTACTGCATAGGGCTTACACTGGTGTCCCATAGTTCATTAGCTCCGAGCGCGTCAATTCCCCATGCTATCTGTTCATAAACGGATTCTCGAAGTGTGTTTCCAACTTTACGGAAAATAACGGTATTTGACATTATACCGTTCTCTGAGTCCTGCATCATCAGGAAAGGAATCATGACACCCACAAAAGATGATTTAGTAGATCCACGCCCACCATACAAATCATAATAAGTGTGTTTTCCGTCCAAAATGTCCCAGAACACATTATAAAAGGCAGGAGCTATAATTTCATTCAGATTAATCGGATTCTCATTCATTTTGTTTCTCCGGCCTTGGAATATTATTTACAATGGTAATCTTTCCATCTCCAGAATCATCATTTTTCTTGTCAGCATCCCATCCTTTAAAGTTGTTTCTCAAACTGAACTGAGCACCATTTGAACCGTCACGATCAAATAACCTTTCCTCTGCGTACTGTTCCACTCTGGCTTTCGCGCGCGTAATCGTGTCAACAAACTCTGGTTTTGCTTGATAGTTTAAAAGAGCCTGTCTGCTTGTAAATCCAAGGGCCAGAGCAAGTCCTGTAACGGTCGGAGGGTGAACGTCTATAAAAACGGGAGATCCGAATTTATTAAACATTTGCTTGCCTTTGCTATCAGTTAAAGGATACCCTTTACAATCCTTAAAATATTTTTCAATTTTTTCTTCAATTTCATCTACTGTTTTATACATGGGCGGTTTCCCCATTGGCATTCCCACGTTCTCACCTCCAGACATAAAATGCCCTAGCATAGTTATAGTTATATATACTATAATACCACACTAGGGCGCACGTAGCTCTCTACCACTTTTATAAATTTTTAAGTTTTTTAAAGTCTGCCAATTAATTTGGCCAGATGATAATATTCCGCCATGACCTTGCGCTTATATCCGTAGAAGTCATTTTCTGTTGCAGGAACCGTCCTGATCTTCTCCATTGTCCGATAGCCGATACCGTTCACGATGCTGTCATAGATTTGCGATTCGATGCCGGGTGCATATTTGATAGATACCTGTAACAGATTATATTTATCGCTTTCGCTAAGATTCCGCAAGTGACTTTGTAATGTTGGTATATCGTCCGGCGGTACTCCGTAATCAATCAGTGTTGCCTTTCTTAAGTTCATTTATTTCACCTTCTTCATTTAGGTTCCAGTCACATGGTATGCCTTGGAAACATTCTGGACAGTGTTCGTAGAATCCGCAGCCTTTGCAATCCACTGGCTGTCCAGTACAATATTGCTGTAGCACGTGGTATGCTGATATAGCAAGACTTGGCGTTATGTCTGGTGTAGGTTTGTTATTCATTTCTTCATCTCCTCCAACTTTTTTTTTGCTTCTTCACGGGTGAGAAATACGTTTTCACCAATCATATAATCATAAAATTTTCTTTCACGTAAATTATCATCTAAGCAACTAAATCTTTTTGAATGGTCATTTATAGCTATTTCAATAATTGTATTCTCGGCAATTGTTTTATTACTGTAATTAACACTATATAATGTGCCATTATTACACGGTAATCTCACAAGCAAGCCCTGTTCTTCTAAGTCTTCATAAGTGGCGAGTTTTTTGATCATATTCTCTACTGTTTTGCAATTTCCTGCACCCTGTGAGCAGATATCGCAATATTCACCACACTCAAACTCTCGTTTTTCGTTATATGTGATACTATCATCTTCCCGTTTTGTTAATCTCTCCATCTCTTTCACCTCTTATCGCTTGTTTTTTATCGCTCGTTTTTATCGCTTGTTTCTGTAATTTCTCTCAAACAGGCATTCCAACCAATCTTGAAAAGTGGCTCGAAATCTCCAAGTTTCCGGTCTTTCTCGTTATCGAATTTCTTTGGCAGTGGTTTCAATGGACACCATTCAGGTCTTGATTTACTTTCAAAGCCGTAGTATTCTTCTGTTAGCAACGTCATGATTTTTCCTAAATGTTCAGCTAATTCACAATTCCCCTTATAGATATAAATATCGTAATATTCAGTTCCAAATGGACAGTTGTAACAGCTTTTTGGTGTATCAATCACTAATACTGATTTACTCATTCCGGCACCTCCATTCCTAAATCAAATAATGTTAATTGTGATTTGAACTCGTTCAACCGTTTTTGAGCTGAATCGTAATAATCTTCATTAATTTCATACCCGACATATTCAAGCCCACATTCTTCATAGGCAATCAATGAACTTCCGCTCCCCACATGGGTATCAAGAATCTTCATTCCTTTCTGCAGATATTTCTGACATATCCAACGATATAAATTTACAGGCTTTTGGGTTGGGTGGATTCGCTTTTCGTTCAGCCTTTTGTTGCCCTGCTGTATTGTTCCTTCAATTATTGATTTTCCTTGAAACATTCCTCTCCACATATAGCGGAAAATGTCAACCCTTCTTGTAAGACTGCAGTAAGCAACTTCTGCGTCTGATTGATCTGAACCATCATTGCATTTATCCCAGATTATCAAGCCACCTGCCATTGGGTAATCAAAGTAATTACATCCCCAGATAATCTGATTCTTTGATACTCTGAATAGCTGTTTAAAATACTCTCGATCTGGCGGTTTATTATCCCAACCATAATTCTTATAGCCGCCATCAGGAACATAAATGGAACTTCCATTTTTCTGCTTTACATATTTACTACGATTCTTACCGCCGTGTTCTTTGATTCCGTATGGTGGGTCTACAACTGCCACATCGAAGTAATTATCTGGAAAGTCCGGGAGAAAATTCATACAGTCACCGCAAATAAATTCTCTTTGCATCAGTGTTCCTCCTGTAATAATTCTTTATTGTCGAAAATGTTTCCAACTACTTCATAATGTTCCAGATCAAACTTATTAAGATATTCTTTATCCGTGCTACCAATTTCGTGTCCTACCCATCCTGCAACGCCCCATTCAACAGTTTCATATGTCGCATCCTCTGGGTAGGATTCGTCCAAGTGTGCCATCAGAATATCATTTTCCCAAATTTTCTTCCCATTCTTGTCGCAAAGTCCCGTGAACTGGCAGAGGGTTTCTGGAATAACCAATTCCATTCCGTCTGTTATCAAAAATCCGATTGGCAATGTACTCGCTCCTTTATACGGCGGAACGATATAGTAATATCCACTGTCAATATCCAGATCTATGAGGCTCCCTTCTATCCATTCTCCATTTTTGACTCTCTTTGCCTTAAAAAGAACTTCTCTCATTCAACTCCACCGCCTTTCACGATCTCGATTGCATCTTTCAGCATTATAATTTCATATGCTTTAGACCACCCTACTGGTCTTGCCAGTGTGCTTCTATCTTCCAATTGTTCCATAACTTTGTCCAAGTCAAAAGCTGTCGGCTGTTCTTGAACAGTTGTAATTGCAAGATGTGTAAATAAATCCATCGGAGAAACATCATTTTCCGCAGCTTTCTGCTTTTCTTTATCCCAATACCATTCGCTCATTTCTTGAATTAATTTATCAGCGTCAATTAATCTACTCATTCAACTCCACCACCTTTCACAATTTCAACTGTTTCATTCATCTGGATGATGCTTATCGTACATAATCGCTACGCATACAAGACCAGCCGCTCCGAATATGGTTCCAAGGGCGAATCCTAATAAGAATGTAATCATACTACCACCTCACTGTCCGCTGGCATCTGATAATCAATATGTCCATTTACATAGGCTTCCTGAATCATATCCAGTACTTTCATGGCTTTTGCTTTGGTGGAATATTCTCCGAGTAAATAACTGCATCCAGTGATATATGATGTTACAACTGTTTTTGTAGCCCCTTCTGCAATTTCGATACCAGCTGATACATTAAAATTAACTAATACCTCTTTATTCTGACTTCTGATTAACATTTTGCGTCCTCCTTGTAATCTTCAACCGCTGATTTGAGCTTTTCGTAGAGATTAATTCTTTTTCTAAGTGCATCTAACTCGCTGTCGTATTTTTTAAAAAACATTTCTTTTACTTTTTCATAATCAGGTGCATCCAGAACAACCACTTTGCTGTATTCATTAATGAAATTACCTATTGTTTCTTTTTTTTATAAACGAAGCGTAGATTCCGTCAGGAAATTTAGTTACTGGTTTATATGTCTTCGGCTTTTCTGTTACTTCACATTCTTCAAGACGAAGATTCCATTCATCTGTTTTTCTGTCGCTGTCTAAAATGTAGAAATACAATTTCATTTTGCGTCCTCCTTCTAATTCTCAATCTCATTGCAGTTAGGTTCATAAGGCTTAGGATATACCGTATATCCGCACTTCGGACATTTGATTTCCGGCGGATAGTATTCAACCCATTCCATATTTCCACCGCATTTTCTGCAACGGATGTATCTCTCTACTTTCCTTGGTTTTGTTTTGAAAAATGAAGTGTAATTATTGTTTTTCATTTCCGTTCTCCTGCTCTTTAAATTCCATCTTCAAATCGTAGACAAACTGGCAAAGTTTCTCTGCAACCTCATCCGCATTCTCTACATTTGCAAGCTGTCTAACATACTGCTTACCGCAGATAACACAAGTCAGCTTTCTGATTGTTTCCCAGACCTGCCATGAGATAATGGTGGAATCAAAAGCATCTGCCATAAAAGAATATCTTCCATTTCCATTCTCATCTCTGAACCATTTTTCTCTTGGTACCTTTAATGTGGTTGCGACATCTTCTCTGATAAGACACCCTTTGTATTTTTCATCCATACGTTTTTCCAGTTCGTCCAGAAGTTCTTTCTTTTCCTGCTCTGTCATTACGTCCTCACTTTCCATATCTTTTCAAAACTTCTACAACTGCATTAATATGTTCTGACAGTGTATCTAAATCTTCGTCTTTAATTACTCTCAGCCCACGGCTCGACTTAAAATCTTCAATGGCATATACACCATCTCTGATCTCCTTGAATTTCTTTGCCATTTCACTTTCTTTTATGGCTTCGGAATCATATTTATAAAATGTCTCATATCTATCGTGTTCTCCGAACTTGTCGGTTTCGATTTTGGTTCGTTTAGGAGTTATGCGAATGATCTTTGCCGGATACACCATGACGTGTCTAAAACTTATTCCCCATCCACACCGTACTTCCCTTGCAACTCCAACCACATCTCCGACTTTTAAATCATCTTTATTTATCGGGTTTAATTTTGCTATTACCATCCTCTTGTTATCCTCACTTTCCTCATGTAAGCAACTGGCACGCTATTGCGCAGTCATCCATGATTAATTTATCCAAATGCTACCTGTCCGTTATTCTGCAAATAAATCACCAGCGCAGCTTTACGCTCCATATCTCTTAATTAACTCCTTATAATCATCACAAATCTGAATGTGATGCTTCTTTTCCAGATTATCAACCATTTCAGACAATGATGTTTTTCCAGAATTAATATCATTGATGTAGTTATTAATTCTTTTTACTGACTTCATGTAACGTTTCCATCCCCATCCATGCAATTCGTGCATTACATAAAACAAGATCACAAAATTCAGCACGTCAGACCAGTTCTTTCCATCCTCGAACCCATCATCAAAGGCTTTCAGTTCCATCTCTTTTAACTCTTTCTGGCAGTTCTGGATAGACTGTGCAAACATATGAGATTGTTTATTTGTATATGGAATGAATGCTTTCTTTTTCTGCTTGATTTTTAGGCTTCCCATCCAACAGCCCTCCTTATCTTCTGAGTCAGAATGTCAAACTGTAAGAATAATTCCCTGTCCTTACATTTCCTTGTTTTTATGTCACAGTCATAATCATTTATCTGATATTTCCCTTCTAACAGGTCGCCATTATCCAGATATCTTTGAAAGACGCCTTTAGAAATCCCGAACCGTTCCAAAATTTCTATTCTGCTCATACTGTCGACGAATGTACCATCTGCTGTAACAATGTCATAAAGTTTCATTTTATCTCCTTGCTTATCTTTCTTATTCCGTACCCAACCGGAGTATATGCTCTGTCAGTGCTGGGGTGGTTCGTTTTGAGCAGGTCATCATCAATCAACTGATTGACATGCTTCCAGACCGTAGCTCTCCCGGCATCCACTCTTTCAGAAATCTCTGTAATCGACGGTGCATATCCAACCAGTTTGATATAACTGACGATATACATATATATTTCTTTTCTGAGAGCCTGTCCCTGCTCATATCTGTTCTTTGTGTTGTACATTCTTTATCAATCCTCTCTGTTTAGAATCTAATAGCTTATTAAAAGCAACTAGACAATTCTTAATAAACTGTTTATCATTATTATCAGGGCACATTTCCGCATACTCTCCAAGTTCTATCAGACGATCAGTGGCCTGCCTGGAATATTCGTCTGTAAGTTCAACTAAATAGAAATCTTTTATAGCTTTCCAGAATTCAGTCATGAATTTTTGAATATACGGAATATCCTTTGCTTCTACTTTTATTTTTACCGTCTCCTTTGAATATTGTATACAATATACTGTATACGCTCTATTTAATTTTATTTTATAAATATAATATATTTATATTATTTTAATATAAAGTAACCCACAGTAACCGAGATGTAACCGTACTAATTCGTGTAAACCATTGATTTTACAGGTAGGTAACCGAGTAACCGAGTAACCCTGACTTTCTCATATAGGGAAACTTTTATACTCAATATGCACATATAAATACTCATATATATATATGCAGAATCAAAGGTTACCTAGGTTACCCGGTTACCTTTTGGACGAATTGTTTATCAATCAAACACAATATCGTCCGTAATCTCAAAATTATCATTGCAATTCACGAATCCTTTTGGAATTTCGTCTACAATTTTCAAGAACACGCATTTAGTGACAATTCCATCCAGTTTCTTCGCCTTGGTCGGATAACCTCTGCTGTCGGTTTCCACAAGCCCCTTCTTAACAGCCCATGACAAGAATGCCTTTCTGGAGAATCTTCCAATTTTGCACAGATCATCAAACGCTGCGCTATAAATTATTGCGGTTGATGTCTTCTCTACCGGATCATTGTCAATAATTCCCCATCTTTCTGTTTTGATATCTGGGTTATCATCGAACTTAATTCCGTTCATAGCAATCTTGTCAACCACGAACCAGTAAGCGCGTTCATTTTCAGACACCATTTCTTTCTCTGTCAGGAGACTCTTTGCAGTTTCAATGTCAATGTACTGACCATCATGGAATAGCTGATCTGTTGCAATCTTATCTGCTGACAGAATGATACTCATAGATATACTCTGCTTCTGCATTTTGTCATCGTCCTGTATAAGCCCCTGATAGTGCTTTTGTAGGGCTTTTATATCATCAATGGACATTTCCTTGACTGCGTTCACAAAGTCGATTCCTGCATATCCGTAGTTCTTTTTAAGGGTATCTGCGGTAAGCTGTGGATCATCAAATATCTTTTTAGAACACTCAACCTCAATAATTCGGTTAATTGCTCCGCCTTGGCTGACATATCCTGCAAGCGGACGCTCACCATTGGTCAGAATGCAGTTCTGCCAGCGGTTCTCCCGGTTGACACCCAGTTCCTTATTAGAACGGCTCTTTCCTTTGCCAGAGCACAAGTCGTACACGATACCCTCGAAGTTATCCCTGATCTTGGCAGATACCTTGGAAGTATCATCCAGAATTAGTGGAAGATTGTTGAGCATATCGGACTTTGCTTCCAGAGCCACATCTGTTGTCTTGAAGTCTCCTATGTACCTTGATTCGCCTGGATTTGCCCATACGGAAGCTCCTAACATAAGCGTCACAGTCTTGCCACCCTCAGTTTCTCCCCAGAGGTCTACGAAAAATGGAAGGGCACCGACCAGTTTGATTAGAATACTAGCGAAACTTGCAGCCAGCATGATTTTCGGCTCTATTCTTCCAGTAGCGCGAACCTTCTTCACGTGTTCATACCATTCTGTTCTGCTACCACCTACGCTGATGCTTTCGTATAGTTGTCGGAACCTCATATCTCCATCGAATACAATATCCTTGTCATAGGGAAGAAAATAATCCCTGATCCACCCGATTTTGCTTGATGAATACTGAATGTTGATATAATCGTCATTTGCATTCTCAACGTCTGACAGATACCGCACAAGAAACTTCGCATTCTCAGATGTTACTGAAATTCCAAGCGCAGATAAGCCAACGATTTTAGTGGATGATGCAACCATGGTTTTCGGTACTATAACCTCGGACCATTTGTTGTTTCTCTTATAGATTAGCTTTATTTGTTCTTCTCCAGTCTCCAGATTCTTCATTCGTTCAATCGGAAGAATAGGATGATAGCAAGCTATAATATCCGGCGATCCTGGATTAGTATTTGATATTCTAATCCCATCATCATCTGCTACCCAGTTAAGACACTTCATTCTGTCATATTCACAATCAGAGAAGTTAGTCCACTGGTCCAGCATAGACACTGTTCTATTGTTTTTCTCTTTTTCGATTATCTGCTTCTGTACTTTTGTGTAAGCCTTCAGCAAATCTTCGAATTTTTTCTTTACGCCAAGCTCCTTGGCTCTATCCAGAAGAGTCAGCGTAAGACGCGCCTTGTATATCTCGTCTTCCTGACTGAATATCTCGTCAAACACTTCTTCGTCCAGAATGGAATCCTTCGTGAGCTTGTTTATCATTTCCACTCTTAATCACCTTCTTCCAGTCCTGTTATGAATCCATGGTGATATAGCGCAAGTTGCAACCTGTTCCACGCTTCACACCATCCGTCAGACAATGGTTTCACTCTGTCAAGGATAGCCCTGTAGAAATCTATATCAGACAAACATTCCTGTAGTTCAACCTTTTTCTTTTGTTCTTCCTTCTGTCGCATTTTCATCTGTTTCTGATGGTGATATATTGCCATTCTGGAAGAGAAATCTGGTTTCTGGTAAGTTCCCCCAAGTATGGTAAAAGCTGTCTTAAAATCGCAATTATCCATGTTCTGAACGAATGTAAATATGTCACCTGTTGCACCACAGCCAAAGCAATAATAACTGTCTTTGTAGATTTTCATGGATGCAGTACGATCTTTCGGATGAAACGGGCACTGAACAAACCCTGCTCTGTTCGGAACCATGCTATATCTGCTCAGGACGTCCCTCATGCTATTCTGCTGTTTAATTGTCTCTTTATCCATTTGTCAGAATCTCCAAAATTCTTTTGCCAGTGTCTTTCTTGTCGCAAAACAGAAATTCAACACCATACTTGCGTTGCATCGTGCAGAGAATCTTATACAAGACATCTCCATGCATGACTTTCTGCTCCTGATCTACCCAGATGCCATTCTTTTTAACCCTTTTCTTCGCCCGGGGGTTCTCCCACCAGAGGACATCATCCAGTTTCTCAATCCCTTTTCCGTGCTCACACAGGAACACAAGTTTTATTCCTGCTTCGTTTGCCCGGATAATCTCAGCACGGAATCTTTCATGTTGTTGGCATACATTACCGCATAATTCAGAAAGATTTTGTTTCCGGTCAACAACCAGTCGAGGGTTGTCATAATTCATGTAATCTCCGACGTAAAGCTTTGACACGAACCATTTTTCTCCTGCTGCATCAAATGCTTTCTTAATGCCATCAATAATTTTTTGATGTTCTCTACTGTCAATTTGTATCATGCAAACGGCAACTCCTCGTCAATTCCATTTGGAATACTCATAAATCCGTATGGGTCTGCTTCTGGATGTGGTGTCTCTAGCTTCTGCTGACTCTGGCTAGAACCTTTGCTTTCACCAAACTCAATCTCCTCCACAACAATATCTGTTGTGTATACCTTCTGTCCGTCACGATTGGTGTAGCTGCCGGTCTGGATTCTCCCGGATAAATCCGCTTTCATTCCTTTAGAAAAATATTTCTCGATAAATTCTGCCGACTTTCCGAAAGCGATACAATTCAAAAAATCTGCTTTCTGATCAGAACCCTCTTTCACAAATCTTCTGTTTACCGCAATAGAAAACCTTGCAATAGATGCTCCATCATTGGTGTACTTGATTTCTGGATCACGTGTAAATCTTCCTGTAAGAATTACTTTATTCATACCGCTACTCCTTTCTGCTTATCATAATCAATCAACATCTTTAGACATTTCTGTCCTTTCTCCTTAGTAAGTGACTTAATGTCATTTACTTTAAACCGAGTCTTGATCTGTTCCAAAAGTTTAACTTCCGGGTACTTATCAATGATATTTTTAATTGACATAGTAGTCTCGGAACTAATCATCTCGGTTTCTTTTGCCGGCTCCGCTTTTCTGCCGGACGTTTTTTCTTTATCTCCTGTATTAGTAGAATCACTGTCTTTGTTATCATCAATGCAGAACAGTCCGTTCAAAGCGTATTTTCTGGCATAAGATGAAGCTGCACCTGTCACCTGTGAAGAATCCATGCCTTTCTTAGACTCTTCTTCCCTTGCATAAGCAACAGTTGTAATCTCGCCGGTATCTTCACAGTCGTTCAGATGAGCTTCTGCTCTGACATATATTCTGTCACCAACAACTTCCATCCGATCTGTGACACTTAACACGGTCTTTGTTTCTGCCAGAAGTGGCTTTACAGCTTCCAGAATATCTTCACAACTTCTGTATTTGTATTTCCCAAAGGAATTGTACTGTCCTTTAGGGGCTTTCAGCTTTGACTGAATAATACCTAACTTCTCATATATATTCACTTCTATTTCTCCTTGTCATAAACCACATGTTTGCTGCCTTCGATAATCAGAAGACTTGCAATCTGACGCATTGATAAAGTACTTTCATTGTAAATTTCTGTCAGCGCATTATACGCTTCCCCGGTCACTTTTACTGCCATGTCTCGTTCTGACACTACTGCCTTTTTACGTGCCGGTATATGGATTTCAAATTCAGTCATTTCTGTTCCTCCTTATACGATTTCTGAGCCGTTAAAAGCCCGTTTAGAGCCTGCACGTAGCTCGCCAATGTTCTTGCCTTGTATGATTCTTCGATAGGGTTATCCGGGACTGTAGCAAGCTGTATATTAATCAGTCTCAGGACCTCATTAATCCTCTCATCCATGTTCACACCGCCTTGAAAAAGCAGTACAGGTTGTCTGAAGCGTCTCCAAACTTCTCTCCGTCGATATCTTCAGCTTTGTGGTACTCCACATGGTCCAGAGACATATCGCAGTTTTCATAATCAAGAATGTAATCACCTCTGGATTGAAGCTCTCTGAGCAGTTCGTTAATACATCCTGCTATCTCCAGACTGGGAAGAAGTTTCATAATTGCTATCTGCTTACTCATTCGGACACTTCCCATCTATCAGAAGTTCCAACAGGAAAGCTTTGATTATTCTGAGACTTTCACGACTTTCTTTCTCATAAAATGGGTTAAAAGATACGTTTTGGTACAAATCCCATTTAAATTTGTCTTTGAGAAGGAGAACATCTTCTTCCCTTTTAACCCCTCTTACTCCCAAACCGTAGCCCGAAAAATCAAAGGTGATATTTGCTGCCGGAACTTCATTCACAACTCTTTTACAAAGTTCATAAATTTCATCAATCTCTTTCTCGAACATCTTCTTATCCTCCTTATTTCCTACTGACAGTCTGCTTTCATCTGGCGCACCGCCCATGCTGCCGAGATACCGAAAAAAATATTCAACCAGATAGGTATATTCACATATTTCCCGGCAAGCATACAAACAGCAATTAGCATATACTCTTTCATTTCATTTCTCCCACAATCCACGCAAGGTTGCTTGCCACCAGTGCGGCGACTGTCACAATCCATGCCGTGAACCATCTTTTTGACTTTTTCTTGCTTTCTTCGACAATTTCAGTCGCAAGTGCTACTTCGATGTCAGCCCATGTAAGCTGGCTTTCGTTTTTAATTTCACTCATATCTAGCTAATTTCTCCTTATTTTTTCTTATTTGTCTTTACAATTAGCAGATAGAGAACTATAATGTATCTATCCACTAAGGCATTTTAGTGGTGCAAAGCTCCGGGGCGGAGGTACAAGCTCCCTCCGGGGCACTCACTTATTAAGAGCAGCCTTGCCTTTCCAGACATGACCAGTTACTTCATAGACTTTCCTAGGGCTTATGATGTATGTGATTCGGCCACCGGAAAGGCTTCTTGCTGGCTTGTTATTCTGCACAGCTACGCCAATCGGTAACCATCCGTATACAATTCCCGCCCGGATTGCTGTAATGGGGAGTCCAATCAGTTGACTCGCGTCGGCTACGGTCATATTCTCTGACGAGAACTCTGGCATCTGTGGAATACCTGATATAATTCTCGCAACCTCCGCGGCGAACTGATGAATCTGTGCATTCTGTTCTACGTAATTATCAACTGCACTCATATAAACCTCTTTTCTAACTGATACTCATTTGAGCGTTACAGTCACGTATCATCATTACTGTATTGGTGCATGGATGCCAATTTCTGACATATTCCATAGATTCTTCAAATCTCAGCTTAGGAATGTTATTGCGGGCATTTACTGTGAAGTAAGTCTTTATATCCCTGTTGCATTCAGCAAATACTTTCTTGCCAATTTCCTTGTAAGCATTTGACTCTTTCCCACCAAGGTGAGCAATTACGACACTTGACACTAAGTCCCTAATAGATTCCTGCTGTGCGTAGTCAATAGTCATGGTATTTTCAAGTCTGTTAAGCCGCTCTTCGTGATCTAAGAATCCTGTCGCAATAACCTGTATCTGTTCAACTGTCGTCAGTGGCTTCTGGTATGAGCCTGTCTTTCTGATTGTCGGAAGAACTTCATCCATAACCCATGATTCGAATTTCTCTGCTGATGGAAGCTTCGACTTCATAATCAGGCGGTACAAGTCTCCCTCGTTTATGTATGACATCAGCTGAACACCGCTAGATGTAGGGGTGTCACGTTTTGTTACTCCCTTGCAATGGTCGAGAATAGCTTTTCTTGGATTACTGTATCCAAGTGCTTTCGCAACATCAGTTCCAACAAAATACGGTTTCCCGTCAATTTCTATTGTTCGAATTTCTCCGAACTCTCCTGAATTAAAAATCTGTAATTCGTTCATTTATGCTCCTTTCTCGTTTCCTTTCTGGTCAGAATCTGCTTCTTCACGAGTATATGGAATCTCGTTAAAATCCCGACCTTTTTCATATTTGAAAATACTTCCAATCTCGCATTGGTTATATACTTCCTCAGTTACATAATAAGTAGCTGTGTCATATTCTTTTTCTTCCTCATTGTAATCACGAATATCTATTTCATAAGAGTCCGAATAGTAATACACATAAGGCATTACAGTTGTATACGACATCTTTCCATCAGTATGAACCGTAGAGATTAGAACTGTTTCTGTATGCGCAGGAATAAATTCTTTGTTGTAAATTTCTCCCTCTTTCAGTTTTTCTTTGCAGTCAGAGAGAAAAACAATTCCTGCAGCCATTAGAATAATTAATAATTTCTTCTTGATATGCGCTCACCCCTTTCTTGTGGTATACTCTCCTTTGGAAAGGAGGTGTAATAATGACCTATAAAGCCAAAGAACTTCTTGTAAAAATGGCTAATGAGTATGATGCTTCTGGACGTACTTCTTTTGATTCTGATTTCTATATAACTTTCCCGGATAGCACTATTACTGAATTAGAAAACAACGGCTGCATCACCATTGTAAACGACATTGTTGGAAGCATTTGTCTTACAGAATATGGCTATCAAGAATCAAAGAAGTGATTTCAAAGGGCTACATGATTTTTCATGTGGCTCTTTTACGGTGTTCTATGAGACTCAACCAAAGGAACTTCTGCTTTATATGTTCCCTGTTCTCTCAATCCTCCTTTATTGGAATAGCTCGCAAAGTGTATGGTCGTGTCCACTTCCATATCAATACGGAAATCATCCGGTGTACAGGAAATCATAAAACCTGTACATTCATGCCCGAAATCCTCTCCATTGATACGAAAGATTTTCTTTTCCGTGTCAACCTCGATTGTTTTAAGTTCGTGTGGAACGAAAACTTTATTCATAATCTGCTCCTTTCTGATTCAATTTAATTGAAGTTATTTGGCACAAAAATAAAATCCATAGGGATTCCAGAAAGTTCACTCATTTTTCTAAGCTGTGATAATGTAGGCTCAGTTTTTCCTTTTTCCCAATTAACCACTGTAGCATTGGAAATACCGAATATTTCAGCCCATTCTTTCTGATTGTATCCTGCGTTCACTCGAACAGCTTCTAATGAAATTTTTGGCATTTGCTCATCTCCTTTCTTAACTTCTGAGCTTATTATAATTCAATTGTATTGAATTGTCAACACCAAAATTCAAAATAATTGAATTAACTATTGAATTTTTTATAAATATGATGTACAATACAAAATGTAAGGAGGAAAAAATCATGACAACCGAAGAGCAGAAAAAGATTTTCTCGAATAATCTTAATAAGTACATTTCAAGAAGTGGGAAACAACAAAAGGAAATCGCTGAAGCCATTGGAACAAACGCATCTACATTTAATATGTGGTGCAAAGGTAATTCGATGCCGGGAACCGGAAAGATTAGAGCTTTAGCCGATTATTTCCGAATAAGAATGTCAGATTTGACAGATTTAAAAGAGAATCAAGACCCTGATATTGAATTTGGAGATGTAGTTACAAAAATCGAGCAGTCAGACCCTCGTTTCAAAAGAATCATTCTTGAATACGATAACCTGCCGCCCGATAAAAAAGATTTGTTATGTGATTTTTTTGAGAAGTTTATTTTCTAAAGCACAAGGGTAGGAATCATTTTCCTGCCCTTTCTTCCTTATAAGCCCTTTTTACGCACCCGTAAATAAATTTTATCATTGATTCATTATGTATTTTCTGTATCATCTCAATAATCTCTTTCTTATAATCCATAAACAACCCTCCCTGTCACAACTACCACCTACACTAAAATATATGTCCGGCTTGTGGGAAATAGAACCGAACATCAGTTCGTTTTTATCATTATACCACCTATTCCGACTCTTGGCAACTGCCAATGATATACATGAACTCTCACTATTTTATAGAAAAAAACATTTCTTATTCATCTAAATCACTCTATTTCGTTCTAAATCTTTACAATATGCTCTTAAAATGATAAAATAAAAATACCACATATAACCGTACTTTACATAACATTGCAAAATCAGCGGTGCAAAATACATAATCCGCATGAAAAGTGCGAAGCGTGGCGAATAAAGCTATTAGGAGGAGCAATTCTATGAGCAAGAAAAAAGGTGGAAAACTTAAATGGGTAGTTTTAGCGGTTGTCGCCGTTGGTGTTATCGGTGCCGTTGGCGGAAATTCGGATTCAGGTACTACATCCACTTCCAGCACATCTGCAAAGACGGAATCTACAAAAGAAGTTGATACACCTACACCAATTGAATATACAGCCGTATCAGTCAATGATATGATGTCTGATCTTGACAGTAATGCAATGGGTGCATCTGATAAATACAAAGGCAAACATCTTGAGATCACCGGAAAGCTCAGTAACATTGATGCAGCCGGAAAATATATTGACCTTATGGCTGATGGAGATTTTGAGATTATTGGAGTCCAGTGTTACATCAAGAGCGACGATCAAAAATCTAAAATAGCATCTATGTCAAAGGGCGACACCGTTACTTTAAAAGGAAAATGCACAGACGTTGGAGAAGTTCTTGGATATTCTCTTGATATTGAAGAAATAGAATAAAATAAAAACCGCCCCGGCATTGGCGTACCGGGACGGCGTTTATACATCTCCGAAGAAATGTAATATTCTGGCAAACATATTGTATCATCTTCGGAGCAGTCGAACAACCCAGAAAATTTGTTCGGCTGTTATTTTTATACCTAAAGCAGCTACATAAAGAAAAGAGGAATAAAAATGGCGAAGAAAAGAAAGAAATATCCAAAGTTGCCAAATAACTTCGGCTCTATCCGGTACCTTGGCAAGAACCGGAGAAACTGTTTCGCAGTGCATCCACCAGCTACACCGGACGATACTGGCAAGCTAAAACGTCCGCCGGCGATCTGCTACGTGGATGACTGGATAAAAGGCTTTACTGTCCTGACAGCTTACAAAGCCGGCACGTATCAACCAGGCATGGAGCGGACTCTTGAGGTATCCCCCACAACCGACATAGACACTCTTATAAGCCGCTTGATTGCCGACTACAATACAATCAAGGGTGTAGAGGATAAGCACCCGGAAATCAAGAAATTGACGTTCTCAGAGGTATATAAACAGTTTTATGCGTGGAAGTTCCCAAATGGGACAAAACTGTCATACAGTTCAAAGGAAGCATATCGGACGGCTTACACGAACTGCACCGTTCTGCACAATCGCATATTCGAAGATTTAAAGGCTCCTGATATGCAAAAGGTTATTGATGATTGCAAGCTGAAAAAGCAAAGCCAGATGGCTATTTTAACTCTATTCAAGCAGATGTACAAATATGCCGTATACTCAGAAATCGTAACGGAAAATAAGGCGTTATATGTCCATGTCAATGCTGATAATGACACCGAACATGGAACGCCATTTTCTGATCAGGAGATGCAAGTGTTGTGGAATAATACCGACGATCCAGAAGTGCAGCTCATTCTTATCATGTGCTATTCTGGATGGCGAATTGGTGAAGTGCTAAAACTCACAACTAACTTGGAAGAAAAATACTTTCAAGGCGGCATTAAAACAAAAGCCGGTAAAAACAGAATTGTCCCGATACATCCTGCCGTATATCATTTTGTCGAACAGAAAGTACTGACACAAGATGGAAAATTATGCGTGTATACTCAGCAGCATCACAGAAAAGCATTGTTCTATCCTACACTGGAACGTTTAGGAATAGTCGGTAATCCGAAGCACACGCCACACGATTGTCGACACACCTTTTCTATGTTGTGTGAAAAATATGGTGTCCGTGAGAACGACCGAAAACGAATGCTCGGCCACTCTTTTGGCGGAGATGTTACAAATGCTGTGTACGGCCACAGGACGTTAGAAGAACTTCGGACAGAAATAGAAAAGATAAAAGTTCCATTTGTGACTAACTGTGACTAACGGAACCCATTTTAATCTTTCTAAGACAACCGAAATATCATTATCGAAATGCCGGAAACCCTATTAAAATCAACGTTTCTAGCGATTTTGCAAGGATTTCCCACATTTCATTTTCATTATTCTAATTTTATTGATTGTGACTAACAAATGGAATTTAGAAGAATGCGCAAATGCCTGTAAATACAGTGTTTTTGCCACTATTATATTAGGAAACAATATTTTTATTTGTGACTAACGTGTGACTAACGATAACAGTCTAAAATTTCCGGAATGATACTAAATATGTTTATAAATAAAGTTCCCGGGGAATTAACCCCGGGATGTTTTTATATGGCAATCAAATCTTTCCATGTGGCGGGTCCACAGATTCCATCCACTTCCAGAACTTCTTTTCTGAATTCCTGATAAGCTTTCAGAGCGTAAATCGTGTTTGCATCTGCTGTCCATGTAAGTTTCAGGGCTTTGCCGTTTTTGCCTTTAAAGCCTCTGGCTCTTAATATTTCCTGTAAGAGAAGCACGGATGTATTTTTGTCTCCTGCTTTTACAGTTTTTGGTTCAAACATATATTCCTCTCCTGTCTGTGCAGTATTAGATGATGTATTCTCAGGTTTTACGGGTGCGGATGCATCGGATACAATACTATAATCAGGTGTACAGAACTTAGTTCCGGGCATCTGACTGTTAAGATAACTCTTTGCGCAGACACCGCCACCATTTGCAATAATTCCAGATGCACCAGAAGTATTCCCCTCGATGGTATAGAACCTGTCTCCGATTACGGCCGTTACGATGCCAGTATGGGTGAAAGTTCCATTATGATAAAAAATTACAATATCACCGATCTTTGGATTAGCGTTCCTTGTAAACAGATTGCCGAGTGTTGGGCAGTAAACATAAGGCCAGTGCTTCAGCAGTTTCTTTGCCTTCTCTTGTCCGAATGCTTCCATAAAACACCAACTCACGAATGCTGCGCACCAAGGCTGCCCTTGATATGATGGCTTAATGTCTCGCCAGTACTTCGTATAGTTGTTCGAACCGGCGTTTGCAGTCTTACTGTCGAGCTGACTATTATTCTTCTTTTCAAGGTATCCAATCTCATTTTTTGCAATGAGAATCACTTTTTCAATAGCTTTATCCATTGCAGAAACCTCCTCTTTGTAATCCTTATAGAATGCATCCATGTCAACGTTACCACTAATGCCGGATACTTTTCCTCTACTGGAATACTGCCAGCCTACACCAACAGATGGACGCAATCTTTCCTGTACAGAGCCATTATCACTAGCCGGATAACGAGCAATCCAGCAATCGTACTTTTTCAGGGTGTCTGACAGAACGTTATTATACCAATCAAGATTGCAGTAGATACCGACCTTATAACCGGCTTTTTTGATTCTGGTCAGAAATGCTACTGCAATATTCTCAATCGCCTGTTTTCCAAGGTTTCTCTGCTGACTCCATTCAAGGTCGTAGAAGATTGGAAAGTCCATTCCGCGTCCGCCAAGAACAGAAATTACGCTCTCAGCTTCATCAATTGCCTGTGCCGGTGTCAGAGCGTAACTGTATTTATATCCGCCGACAAGGATTCCATTTGACTTGCATCCTTTGTAGTTATGCTCAAAAGAGGAATCGGTTCCAGATTTTTGATGGATTCTCAATATTGCAAACTTAATTTCAGAATTCGATACTTTCGCCCAGTCTGGCTTACTCTGATAAGATGATACGTCAATTCCTTTAATTTCCATATTTTCTCCCTTGCACGTATTTTATTTCACTATTCCTGGTTTTGATTCTGTTACTGTCCCGTCCTCATTCAATACATAGCCATCCTTTTGAAGTCTTTCAATTACCTTCTTATCCCACAGCTCAGGAACATCTGTCCATTTTTTCAGCCCATTGATTACTCGTTCTTCGAAAAATTTAACCATTATTCTTACCTCCGATTGTTGCAACTAATGTAGCAAGTTCGTCAAGTGCCGAATCATGCGTTGATACAAGTTCAGCCAGACCGTCAATGCCATCACCATTAATTAGAATTTTACGATTAGATTCCGCATTAAGCATCTGCATCACAATGTCTAACTTTTCAGACATCTCATTCAGCCTGTTTGAAACTCGATTGATGGCTTTGTAAATGTTCACAATTTCTTTTTTATCCACAATTATCATCTCCTTTGATTAAAAATAGTACCGCAAATCCTTTTAACTGTCTTACGGCGGTAGATGGGATTTGCTAGGATTTTAGATACATAAGCAGGGGACAATGCCACCAGTGTTACTGGCACTGTCGGCGTTCGCACTCCCGCCTCTGCCCACACCACAGAAGGAATCGCTGCCGCTAGAGTAAGGCGAACGTGTCCAATACTGGCCAGATACATAGGTACTACTATAACGTGGTTTCTTATATCTGTTTGCAGTCGCATTCTTGAAATATTGATACTGTTTTCCTTCTCCTGCAAAAGAATGCGTTGTACTGCCAAAAATCTCAATTTCAGAAGGTAAAAACGCATAGTCGTTAGATGTTTTAATTGTGTTACTTTGGCTACCTTCCGAAGTCAGTTTTCTAACTTGTTTCATCATATTCTGAATATAAGTAGGTAAACATTTCTTGTACACATTATTGCACCATGTATGCCTATCGCAGTACCCCCAACCACCGCTATTCGTGTTTGAACTGTTCATATAACCACATTCATGTGATGTATCATAAGAACTATTATATTCTGTCGTAGTGTCTAAATACAGCATACGTTCTGTCTGAATTGTAATAGCAGCTTTGGTCTTGCCATTGATAGCAGTCACTAAATCATCATGTTCGATTCCGATAATTACATAAATGTAATCATTCGCTTTGTGCGACTCACTTACGCCCGTTGCAGCCATTGCGTTGTGATGGATTGTTCTCTTGTCACCAACCGCCCAATAATCACCAATGTTGATTTTACCTGCGTAATGTGCTTCAATCATCTTTTCAATTTCCGCATCTGTTCCATCAGCAAATGCGACAATCTTTAAATCCTCTGGCTCTCCGAGGAGTCTGTTTCCTGCATCGTAGTTGTATACGCCATCGGTAGAATATGGGAACAGTGCGAAGTAATATTTCTTGCCATTTGTCAGCCCTGTGACTGTATATCCTGCGGTTTTGTATTTGTCACGAACTGTATTATCAACCACAAGCGTTCCGTCATCTGGGTTTGCAGGATAACCTGTTTTTTTCATTACAAGTTTTGTACCAGCCCATGTAGAGAATGTTGAACCATTGATTACTGTGTTTTCAGGGTCTTGCCACTTGATCGTGACAGATGCGTTTGCGTTCTCAATACTTGGATTGTTTACGGGTTTGGGAGTGACGGTTGTGCCACCGCCTTTTGCGTGGAGTGTTCCGTCTGCATCTATGAATGTTGTCTTGCCATCAGGTTTGACCTTACCAAGAGTTTCGGTTGTAGCAATCGGGACAGTCGCATCACTTCCTTTGTCTCCCTTAGGACCTTTGATGTTTACTGTTTCAGGATTGGCAACTCCATCAGCATTACTCCAGCTCAAATTTCCGTCGGTGTCTACGTCTGGCACGAATGTAGTGCCCTTGTCTCCTTTAGGCCCGGCATCTCCAGTCTCTCCCTTTTCTCCTTGTGGTCCAACATCTCCTTTTGCGCCTGTATCACCTTTCGGCCCGGTAATATTTACTGTCTGGGGGTTTTCAAGTCCTCCGTCATTACTCCAGCTTATATTTCCTTTGCTGTCTACAACAGGAGTAAATGTGATTCCTCGCGCGCCAGTATCTCCCTGCTCACCTTTTGGGCCAACTGGGCCTTGTTCACCTTGCGGCCCAGTATCGCCTTTTAGACCCTGCGCTCCTTGCTCTCCTTTTTCTCCTGGGTCTCCTTTTATGCCCTGCGGCCCTGGGTCACCCTTTGGCCCTTGCGGACCAACTGGTCCCTGTGGACCTTGCGGCCCTTGAATCTTGCCAGCATTGTTCCAATTCGTGCCGTCAAAAACCCACATTTCTCCATTTATTAAATACGCGTCGTTCTTCTCTGCACTCAGGGGGAGGTCTGCCTCAGATTCTTTTGTGCCAAGGATATTAAGAGATGTTCCATCATTTCCTTGCTCACCTTTTTCTCCTCGTGGACCCTGCGGACCCACTGGTCCGACATCTCCTTTATCACCTTTTGGACCCTGCGGCCCTTGAGGCCCTATAATATTTCCAACATTTTCACTATCGCCATCTGAAAATGTTATTGTCAAATTTCCATTTGTGTCGATACTAACCGCCGTGATAGAGATGCCCCTTAGCGATTCTTTCTGCTCAGGTGTCAGCGATTCAAATGCTACGGTGCCATCCACGCCCTTTTCTCCCGGGTCACCTTTATCTCCTTTTTCACCTTTTGGACCCTGTGGACCAGTAGGACCCTCTGCGCCTTTTTCTCCTCGCTCTCCTTTTTCACCTTTGGGTCCTTGTGGACCAACAAATTCTCCGGCATTCACCATCTCTGAAATATCCTCAATGGAACACAAACGCCTTACATCATTAGCTGCAAACGCAATATACAAAGCTTTACCAGATGGAACGGACGGGTCATTGCCAAGAATCGCAACGGGCTCTCCGGGACGAATTTTCGACGTATCAAAATCGGAGTACATACCGCGCCGGAATTGTATTGTGTATGTATTGGCCATATTAGACTTACCTCCTTATAAAAGGAAATTATTCCTTATGTAATTCTTTACAGAATCAAGATTTTTCTGTACATCGTCATCCATTACAAGGAAATTGCCTTTATTGTTCTGGCTGATGATACTTCCTGTGTTTTCGTCTACTTCTGAATAGGTGTAAGCAATGCGGCTTCCCTCTCCAGTACTAAGATTCATAAAACTTGTTAAAATTTTTTTCATGATATTTTCCCCATTTCGTCAATAATTTTTTCCCTGTTATTAAGAAGTTCTTTTTCATAATCTGGTTCTGATACTTCAAGGCTTTCACTGTAGTCTGGTTCTGGCATGTCTGTGTCTATTGCCCTGTCGTAGGCTGTTTCGCTTGCGTCAGCAAAACGCATGTGTTCATAGTCAGCCTGCCGCGCTTTGATTTCAAATGCAAATTTAAGCCCCGGAGTACCTTTTACAGTGAAATATGTCTGCTCTTTTTTATCTACCCAACAATCTCCATCTCCTTCCTTTTGTAAAAACACATAATATTCAATCCTTACATTGGTAGATTCTTGGAATATATCATCTATGTCTATCAGGCATGTGCCGTCTTCCGATACGGATGCTTCTCCGATGTCTCCGAACATGGGGGACGCCATTTCATAACAATAAAATGCCTGCGTACCATAGTTTTTTGTTGGAAGGATTCTTTTCTTTGTTCCTCGGACACTTAAATCTGCAAGGTCTGTTCCCGTTCCGATGCTATAGAAATGGCCACTGGCTTCTATATGTGTACCTGCTGTAACTTTTTTTGATGCCGAAACACTGTCTGCCGAAACGCTGCTCGCCGAAACGCTTTTATTAAACGAGGCTGAACTTGCATGTACGGTTCCTGTATAAAGATTGATTCCTCTAATACGCGTTCCATACAATGTCCCGTACCCCGGTACATATATTCCTGTATTCGTCTCTGAATAGATCTCTCCAGTTGAAGCATCTAGCGTTACTTCTCCATACGCGCCACTTGCTGAAAGCTTTTTAATTCCAACTTTCCATCCTGCTAATTCACCTGTGTTAATATAATCGGCATTCATGTACACATTACCATTCGATAGATACAGACCTTTATTACTGCTGTTATCGCTTAACACATTAATAATCTCTTGCTTGGACATTTTTCCTATGTCGAGATCACTGAGCGCTTTATCTGTATAGCTGTTTGCACTTGATAGCGCTGTCGAAGCTTTGTCTTCCGCAACACTATATATTGTATCACCATTTGTTAATACAAATGTATCAGGTCTGAGCGTAACATTTCCGTAGTTATCAATCGCAAATGTTGATGTTCCAGAATTGTTTGTAACATTAATGTTTTTCAAGCTAATTAAATCAGCTGAAATCTTGCCGGACTTAATATAGGAAGCATTTATATACAGATGTCCGTTCTGCATATAAATTCCCTCTTGCTTACCGTTATCCGTTAAAGCGTTAAAAACTCTTTCAAAATTGACAATTTTTTCAGCGTCCAGTTCCCGCCAAGTGCCATCAGTCCCAGAAAACATATATACCTGGCTTGTAGAGAAGTTCATGAATATCGAGCCGTCATGCTTTTCATATTCTTCACTTTTCCACTCAGATGCCGGATAATTCTGCAATGTTGGTGTATACGTGCCATAATAGTTCGGGATAGTCACATTACGAACTGACCCATCCACAACGTCCTTGGCAATCTGTTCAATAGTTCTACTTTTCAGTGTAAAGTTTTCAACCTCTAATGTGACAGCGCCTGTGTTGGCATCTATTCTTAATGTCGTATTCCCATTATTGTCTTTTGCTGTAAAACCTCTCGTGTTAATCCATTCTGATTGAATACCGATGGCATAGAGAATATTCAGAACGGCATCTCCATTACTATCAAAGCCGGCTTTCCATGTCTGACCGCCGTCTACTGACAAGAAGAATCCATCAGCACTTGTTTTATAAATTACTTTAGAATCAGCAAGTGTAGGCTTATCATGCCGGTACGTAATTACGGAACCATCTTCTTGTGCTTCCTCTGTATAGAAGAAACCCAGCGTGTTCGCTGCAAGTTCATTCATCTGTTTGAGCTTTACGTCATATGCAGATAGCTTTTTCTCTGTGTCTTTTTTTGCTTGTTCTACCACTGCCTGCTGTCCACCAATAAACTCGCTTGCATCTTCTTCAGCACTCTTTGCGCCACAGTTCCATGATGTTGAGCCACCAAACACAAATTCTACATTAGTTGCAAATGATCTAAAAACACGATTCTTTGTGTCAATAAATTCGACTGGATCGCCGAAAGTGGCGTATCCGTTGGCAATTCCGTCACATGAGAAAGGACGCATTTGCAAACCGATTAATTGATTTCCAATAGCTTCGACTCCTGCCTGTGCATTGCCCGACAATAGCTGATTGTCAATAGTAATCACATAGCCGTCCTGGCCTGACATATATTCGGTCTCATCTTCTACATATTTGACACCTGTTACAATAACATCGTCTACGTCATATTGTAGATTCTGAATTGAAAATAACGCGTGATAATCGTTATTGCTTAACGTACCACCATCAATCACAGTCCCCATTGTCCATGGATTAAGCGTGCCGCCATCCAGATCATCACCATTTGTCCAGTTCTTTACTGCTCCACCATCGTAAATAGTCGTATTGGTAAATGTCTTATCAAACGTAATAATCCTGAGTAAGTCATTTTCGTCGATTCTTGCATTTCCACCGGCTATCCCGGCACACATTCCGATTATTGTACGGTATGTCGCATTAGATGGCGCTTTCTGAATCTGAAAATCCGCATTTGGAAACACTGCATCTCCAAGAGTGATTCCACATTGCTGGCAGCATTCTGAGAGCAGTTCCTTGACTGTACAAGGAAAAGACAGGTTAGAATCATATGTCTTATCAGCATTGTGCATTTTATCTAAGAGAGAAAGACTTATTTCGCTCGCCGTTGCAGGCTTTTTCGACACAATGTAAGTACCTCTCTTTATAGCTTCTATCCTGTCGGATAACTGCACATTGAGAAAGATAGCAAACCTTGCGGCGTTAAAATTATATCCGTCAAAGCGCCCGTCATCATTTACCAATGATAAACTTGCCGTTTTTTCTATTGCTACACCCACCGGGAAGTCCCCAGAGTCTGCTGAATCTACGAGACTATTTCCAGACAGATAAAAGTCTTTTTTGCCTAGCTTAAGAGTTGTACCATTTGACAATGTAACATTTGCTGTCACGTAATAATTTCTGTTTGTAAGAGATTCTTTCTTCAACTGAGTAGATACATTTATCAAATCGGCTCAATCCTCCTTACATTAATAGACAAATCCGTCCACTTTTCTTCCCCGTCTTTCAAAGTTTGCGCAGCCATATTAAAATTTGATGCGTAGAATGTTCTGTCTATCCATCTTCCCGGAACAGTTGGGTCTTTGTGGTGGAATGTAAATTGGCTCTTGTTAAGTACAGTATTTAGTATGGTTGCTATTTCAGCCCATGTAAGCTCGCCCCATTGCATGTCATACCCACCAATTGTTCCCATTGGTGTATTGTGCATAATCAAATCCTGACTTCTTTTAGAATCTTCCGTAGAAGTGGTTGCGAACACCGGCTTGTAGCTGTCCGGTGCTCTTATAACAACGTTGTCTATCTTGAATTGTTCCTGCGCCATATTCTTCTCCTTATGCTAACTCAAATGGGTTCTTCCCGTTCCGGTTTCTTCTCATTTCAGCTTCACTAATAATAATATCTAACAGTTTTCTGCCAGATGCATTAACTGTAACATTGTAGGTATTCCCATCTCCCTGTCCTTTTCCTGATTCTTCCCGGACAATCTGGCGTAACAGGCTTTCCGGTGCTTCCAAGTTATTGCCTTTTTTCTGGTCACCAAGCACCGCAAGAAATTCGCCTCGTGGTGGTATAACTGCGCCACTGGCTAGATAAGGTATAGTACTGACACGTGGGAACGTTGCTTGAAATCCAATGGTTTTCGTGCCGAATGGTGTTGGAACAGACCAAGGCCCGAAAGAGAAAGCTGATTCAATTCCACCAATCGCACTATTAATCATTCCGACTGCGCTATTAACAATGCTGATTGCTTTATTAATTGGTTTTTTAATAAAGTCCACAATTCTTTCAAACGCAGATTTTACTGCATCTCTGGCGGCGTTAAATTTATCAGTAATAGCAGTCTTTATTGCTTCGACCTTAGTGGAGATAAAAGTAGTAACGCTTTCCCATACTCGGGATGTTTTATTCTTTACGCTATCCCACACACCCACAACCTTAGTCTTTATTGTATCAAACACTGTTTTTACCGTGGTTTTAAGAGTGTTCCATAATCCAGAAAGAGTCTTTTTAATCGCATTCCAGACCGTCGAAGTTGCTGTTTTGATCGCATTCCATGCAGTATTAATAACACTTTTTATTATATTCAGCGCACCTTTTATTATGCTTTTAATCGCATTCCATGCACCCGATATAACGTCCTTAATAAGATTCCATACTCCACTTGCAATTTCTTTTATTCCCTGCCAAGCCAGCTTCCAGTCTCCCGTAAAGACACCAACAAGAAAATCGATGATTCCGCTTAATGTATCTGCCACATCACCGATTATTTTAATCAGTGATTTTATCACTTTCATTGCTGTAGTCCCCACAGCATCAATTATCTTTGCGACAACCGGAAGCAAATTCGCAATTATCCAGTTAATTAAAGGAACTAACACCGATTCCCATAGAAGTTTCAGAGAATCAATAAGCTTTCCGAGGAATGTTTCTATCTTTAAAATCGCGTCCCCTAATGGTCCCTCTAATAGCCCTTTGAATTGTTCTGCCAGTCCTTGCAGAACTGGGAGAATATAGGTGTTGTATCCGGTCATCAGAGTCTCAAATATGCTTGATAGTCCATTTGCTATAGAATCAAAAAACGGTTTTACATGTTCATCGTATAACATCGATATTGCGTCACTAAGGTTTTGAACAACTGTCAGAACTCCACTCGTGACAGTTTCTATTACTCCGAGACTACCCTCGATTGCTGACTTTAAAATATCCTTATTGTCGATAAAAGGCTGTGCAATCATGTTCAGGATATCTCTACCAAGTTTTGCAGCCGTTTCTGTAAGAACCATTCCGATTTCAGCAAAAATTCCAATTAAATCAGCAGTAATCTGCTGCGCGGTTTCTCCGCCGAAAACCGAGAAGACATCGGCAAAAGCAACTGCAAGATTTCCACCTATTTGTGCAATTTCAGAGCCAATATTGAACATATCTATCAGATAGTTTTTTATTCTTTGTACATTTTGACTCAGAAACTTCTCAATTCCGCCTATAATGTTTTGCGCAATTATTAATCCGATTCTGGCAAATGAGCTAGCAACTTGTCCAATTGCATATGCGTATGAATCGAAAAAATTATTTGCTGCTTTGGTAACTTCCGGATCAGTAAAGATATCCTTTAAAGATTTCCATATAGAACCAAGATCTTTTTTTATTCCGTCAAAAATTGGTTCGTAATTTCCTAATCCATCCCAGAACCCTTTTGCAATCAATTTAGCTAGTTCCTTAAATCTGTTGATTATCTCCTCTAACGGTTTTGACATCTTATCAAGAACCGTCTCGCCCTCTGCTACCTTTCCGTAATCAACATTTTGTACAGCATCTTTCATCTGATCTGCAAGTCCGCCAGTTGCGCCCGGTACTTTTGACGATGAATCCGCACTTTTATCCGTTGAGTAATTATTTATTTCGTCGAGAGGACTAAGATATCCTTTTGCCGCCTTAGTGGCTTTCTTAGTTGCGTCTGCTGTATCATTTGTTGCATCTGCCAGCTTTTCGGCATTGTCGGCAGCATCTCCATATTGGTCTGCCGTATCAGCTATTGCATCTGTTCCGACAAGACCTGCACCACTTGCGCCTGTCTGGCCAGATGATTTCTTTCCGGTGATTAATTCCGTAAATGACTTGAAGGCATTTGCCAGAGTTGCCAGTTTGCCCAGCAAAATATTAATAACTCTCAAAACAGGAGTGAAGAGATTGATTAATCCCTGTCCAACTGTCGCCTTGAGAGATTGCAGCTGTAACTGCATTACTCTTACCTGGTTCGCCCAGCTGTCTGAAGTACGGATAAAGTCACCAGATGCGGCAGACAACTGTTTCTGTACAAAAGCCAAGCGGAGAGCCACTTTCTCCTGTTCAGTCATGGCGGATGTGGTTTTACCATAGCCATTTGCCAGCGCGAACTGGTCAAGCGCCGACTGGGTCATTACCACACCGAGGTCCTTGAGTGTTTCCGTTTCACCTGTAAACACTGATTTCAGTTTGATATAGGCTAAGTCCTGACTGATATTATAAAATGATGCCACATCGCCAGTTAACTGTGTCAGAGCCGTTGACATGTCGTAAGCCTGCGCTTCTGAGAATCCGAACGACTTAGACATTGCTCCGAACGTTCCGACATACTGTTTCGCCATTGTTTCAGATAATCCGGCCGAGGTCATGGCATTCTTTGCAAATTCATTGACCTTATCCGACATTGTGGTAAATGTAACATCAACCACGTTCTGTACTTCTGCCAGATTAGAACCAAGTTCTACGCACTCTTTCCCAAACTGAGCCAGTTTCCTAATTGCGAATGCTCCGCCAATCAGTATGCCTATTTTTTTTACTACGCTGCCAAGTCCGTTAAAAGACTGCCTGATTGCTGATACGCCGTTTTGCACGCCTGATGTGTCCATTCTGGTATCAATAATGACTGAGCCATCAGCAGCCATGTGTCCACCTCCTAACTATTTGAGGTCCAACATCTCATTCAGCTTATCTTTATAAGCTTGCTCTTCATCGCTGAGACGTGTTTTTATGTCAATAATATTCTTATTTTCCTGATAGAATTTCTTTTCCCATTTATCCAGGCGTTCGCCTTTTGCCTTTTTTGACCGGATTCCAACAACTGTATTGAACAGGCATTCACCGGATTCCATGAAATATCCGAAGAACGTCCACCAGTGCATATACGGTACGGCTCTGACTTCTTTGCCGGCAACTTTGTTTACCGCCGGAATAATCATATCTCCATCCTGTTCCCAGTCCATTAATCGGGGCTTGGGGCGGTTTGGATTATCGTCCGACTGTCCACAGTCGATAAACTCATAAGCTTTTTGAAGAGCTTCGTTTAAATTTTCTTCTGGTATCTCCCACCATTTTTCGTACATTATCTGAACAGCAATTATTGCTTTCGCTTCATTGCTAAAATTCGGATTTCCAAGAGCGATTAATATGCCTATTATTTTTCGAAAATCCGTTCTGATAGAAAAATCCACCCCACTTATGTTCAGTGAGGTGGGTAGCTCATAGGCGGTCATTTTGTATATTTCTCCACGTACTTATTGACCGCTTCCTGCATTTTTTTCTTTCTCTTTTCAATTTCCGGTGCGATTGCTTCTGCGATCTTATCCAGAACGATATAAGCAAATACCTGACCATTTCCGAACACGGTAGTTGCCGTGATCGGCTCCTTAAACAGGTCTTTTGATGCTTCATATCCGAGCAGGTAATTGATTTTGTCTTCGATCTGTTTATTGAATTCAGCCATTTCTTTACCAGAAGTGACTTTCTGAATAGAATCTTTAAGCTGCTCAAAGTATTCCGTCAGTTCCTCTGCACGTGCTGCTACATTGATATCAGTCGGGTTCAGTTTGAAAGAAGAAAAAACTTCGTCTTCGTTATTTGTGAATGTGAAAATGAGAATTCCATCATCAATTTTTGTATTAATTACTTTTGCCATTTGGCGTGCCCTCCTTGTATATGTGCTTATTCGCTGTCAGCCGTGAATGTACCGGAACTGATGTCAAATTTTCCTTTTACACGTTCGCCAACATAGTTCACGGTAAACGGAATCTGATAGCCGGATGTATCACCACCGTAGCTTGTCGGCACAACGTAGCAATCCTGCTGATATGCTTCATACTTGCCTGCTGTAGCTTCCGTCCAGAGATGGACCTCAACTGCTTTTGTTTTGAGATTATCGTCTTTGTATCTGTTGTCTACGATCTTCTGCAATGCTGTGAACAGATCAGAAGTAGTGTCTGCATAGAATGGATCAGCGTCAGAAGAAACTTCGTAGCCGTTATGTTTAAATGTGGATTCTCCAAGAATGTTTTTAGATGTTTCAGTGTCTGGATTGAGTTCTACATTGTACTCTTCCAGGTCTTTTCCAAGACGCTCATATTTCGGCGTCAGTCCTCCGCAGAGGGAGCCTGCGTCGATATAATGAGCCATATATTTACGGTCAATTTTTCCTGTAACTGGCATAGAAATGTCCTTTCTGCCTATAACTTTAAAAGGCTGTGTAGGTTAGTGACTATCTCCAATTGATAGCCGGTTGTTACTTGTTATATTGCTTCGTAAGTATTTTCGTAGCGCACCGACAATGGTAACAACCAGTCCTGTACGCCGCTCTCCTGCGGTTCTAAACCATAGGAGTTGTCACGTGTGATACGTTTTATCACTCGCCCCTGTGAAAGCTCTGGAAACACATTTAAACGCGTCTCAGAGCCATTTATAATAACTGGTTCCCGGCATATCCATTTACCGAGATTGTCAAGGAACTTCTGAACAGATAGTTTCTGCCTTTCTTTGTCAGATGCTGTACGATATACCACGTAAAATGGGTACTGACATACCTGATGCATCGTTCCGCAAACGTCTTCTTTCTCTGAATAGATCAACGCCCCGTTGTCTGCCGAGAACGCAATTCCTGATTCTTTGCCGAGTTCTTCAAACTTGATTGTTTCATTTTCGTATAACCCTGGATACTGGTTTAGAAGTGCTTTCATGGCATCTGTCAGAATCTCATATCCAGTTGCATCTTTTCCGATAGGTTTATCCGCCATGTCTGCCACCTCCTGCCTGTGCTTTTACTTTACGAATCCATGTGTCGCCGTATTGTCGTTTAGCGGCATCGAACCACTTTGCTTGTGCCTGTGGGTGAATTTGTTTGGTGTATTCAAGATTTTCCTTTGCGGCTGTCTGACCAGAAAACTGACTAACAAGAACTTTCTTTGCTCCACGTCTTGCGTAGGGACTTCCAGTTGCTTCATCAACCATTCCTTTCCCCTCGTACAGAAAACGCCCATAAGGAGCCGCCGCCGCGCATACTTTCCCAGTTCCTTGCAAAGATGTACTCTCAACTCTTGTCCGATTGATAAAATTTCCGGTAATCATTGGCATAAATGGAACCATGCTGTCCATAACCATTCCGTCAAGGAGATACTGGGCTTCTTGATACTGTCTGGAAAACCTGTCCATATTCAGCTTGATTTTCATATCTCCATCGACTATGGAGAATCCTTTGAAATGATGAATCTTACTCATATTACTTACCCAGAATCTCAAAATGTGGAATCAGCGTATACGGACCGCCTACACTGGTAATCTTAAACACGTTGTCCTTGTTCTCATTCATGTACTGGTAGAATCCATTCCGATAATCACCATCAGATACCGTTCCACCAGTCCACTCACCCTCCCAGAAGAATGATTCATCTGAGAATGTAATAGTATCCTCCAGAGCGTTGTTAATCTGTCTTTTCCACTCCTTAGGCGGTACCCATGGGAGAATCTTGACATCCTTGTCAATAATTGTTATATCGCCATTCTGGGCGGTATAGCGTACGTGCAACTGTGCGTTGTCTGTTGCGTCTGGCCCGTACTTTTTAAGGATTGCTCCTTTGTCGGTAACGAGGTCGACGCCAGATAAAACATGAGGATACCAGTACGCATCTCCAGTCGTTTTGCTTTCGTAATAATTGAAAATCGTCACTGTTTTTTCATACATGATACCCTCCTTTTTACAGTTTTAAATATTTATATCTGTTCTTCTTTGCGTATTTAATGGCTTCTTCTACGCTGTCAAAGCGTTGTCTAACATCCTCTTTCTTGGAGATTCCCTTGGCATGATAATTACCCTCATCGTCCCAGTTCGATATTACATTTCTTGTTCCAGTCATATAATAGGAATAGCCCTGTTTGTTTGGCTCGGCTTGCTTATGTATGACAACACTTCCACTTCCGAAACCGCTTGTGCCGCCTCTACCACCCATTACACTTCACCTCGTTAAATTTGTCAGAAAATGCCTTAATTCTAACAATATTACCCTTACACTCTTCCGGGACTTTTCCGTAGAAAATAATACTTTCTGGATGCAATCGTTCAATCATAGCATTATAGCCAGATAAGAATAGGCGTTTTTTGCCTAAACTGTTCATGCATCCAACCGAACTTACCGCAACCGTTCCGCCCTCTGGCTCACCGTCAAAACACCAATCGTAAGAATCTGGCGTACTCCATGAGATTGCCGGAATTACATTGCAACCATATTCTTGCAGATATGCGCCAATCCAATGTTTGCGATAATGATTATAAATCTGGATAGCTTTTGGGAAATCGGTGTAGGTACTAAAATCCGGTGTTAGAACATACCGGAATTGGCTCAGCTTATCAACATATCTGTCTGGATTCCTCCATAATGCGTCAAACTGGTAATCATCCAGGAAGAAATGAACCGCTTTCCCTTCTGGATTACTGCATTTACCTCTTGCGTAATTGAATCCGACAAACTCACAGTTACCCTCGAATAATTCCGGTTCTAACTGCGGTATGCCGTATTCACCAACGCCGGGAAAGATACGGCGGTTTAGATTTTCGTAAGCTATACTCGTCTCTCGGTTTGCCATAGATTACTTCTTTCCACTTCCGAAGAACCACGAATCAAAGTTTTTCATTCTGCGCTTTCTGGCTCTGTCATAAGTGGTGGTAGTACGGCTTGTATCGTGCAAAGCACTTGTATCGCCTTTTTCAGAAGCCTTTGAAAATTTGTGCAATTCATCTCTCATGGCTGTACTGGCATTGACTAATTTTCGATGTTCTATAGCAAGTCTTTGATTTTTAAATAACGCCTCTGCACTTCCAAGTTTTGCGATTTTCCTTTTACTCTCACTCAATCTGTCATTTATATAATTCATTGTCTTTACTGCTTCACTCTTTGTCTTGATTGACTTAAAATAGCTAGTGTTTTCTGAATTAATGACCTTCTCGAGTTTATTGTCTTTCTTGACAATTTCACTTCCTCTGAGTGCGTCACTTTTCTTTGCAGAGTTGAAATATACTTTTGACATTAACTTAGAAACTGGCTTCTCGTTGTTTAATCCACTGCTTCCACCACGTCCACCCATAAAATCACTCTTTCATAATACTTTGCTTAATAACCTGATTCACGCCAGTGGCCGACAATCCATTAAACATACCGACTGCAACTGCCGTGATATAATCCGATGCCGGGAAATCTGGGATAACGCCCATTCCGACCGCTCCGAGAATCCCACCAATAACCGCCATGATCACCGGAATCCATTCATCAGAGATTCTTTTTGATGCCTTACAGCCCATTCCTACGATGTAGCAAATCATAACGATTGCTATACATGAGCCTAATGTTGTAATGTCCATTATTATCACCTCACATCAATTTAAGTTCATTGAATACTTTAAAAATTTTTGGTGACTGAATAGCAAACCAGTCAACCATTTCTTCGTTTGTAGCCCAGCTGTCAGCACTATTTGAATTAGAATCAAGTCCAGATTCCATCAGAAATGCGTGGATGATTTCGTGCCTAATAACCTGCTTCTGATAACTTTTAAGGTCTGCTTTTACTCCAATCTGTCCCTGCGATGTCTCCATGTCATCAACCACAATTTCCCGTGTTGATAAATCAGTATAGCCATCTGCATTTGTCAGACTCGGATATTGTTTCTTGTTCCCGAACTTCACGCTCCATTCAGAGCCTAAGATATCAACCTTGAAATCCTGCATATAAAATCGGTATGCCATCATCCGTCCTTACTCCCATCAGAAGCGGCAAAGCCGTCTTTAAGAGTAAGTCGTTCGTTTTCTGCGCATCTCCGGCGGCGGCATATACCGCGCTCCATTCTTTTGCACTCGCCCCAATCTGTTGAGGTGTTGCGTAAGAGAAGGATTCACTGCCAGAAGATACAGATGTTACAATGCCTGTTGAGATGTTCCCGACATTTATGTCGGTTACATTTGCCGATGCCTGATTGATAGCATTCTTTTCAGCAAGCTCAATCTGATACATTAATTCAGCCAATGAACAGACCGCCTTTTTGATGCGCTTCTGTGAGCGTTCATTTTCTGGCAGTCCATCCACCAACCTGTCAAATGTCATTGTGTCCACAAAATCACTGGCTCTTTCTGCCAGCCGTGGAAAGTCGGATTCTGGCACGACATTGCCGAATGATTCTGTATAGAATTTATAATCTGCATAAGCCATGCCAGTTACCTCCTGTGTTTATGATTTTGCTGTTACGCTCGCACTTCCGGCATTCAGTGCCTTGTATGTTCCATCGCACTCAACTACTGTGATCTTCTGTCCGGTTGCCGCCTTGATGTCAGCTTTTCCGTCCCAAGAAGTCCAGTTCCTGAGGTTCTGTCCATATCCAACAGCTACTGCGTCTGTTGCAACTTTGTATTTGTATACGTTGTTGGAGTTTTCCTTAGCCGGATTTACAGTGATTTTTGTATCACCAGTTACTGTTCCTGCCGCAGATGTTACTGTCAGAGTACCAAGTGTTGGTGTCTCATCAATGGTGATTACTGCGATTGCGTCAATGTACTCCGCAAAAAGAGTAAGCCCCATAACTGCGAACGCTTCGGACACTGCTGTGTGGTAGTTGCCCTGCGTATGGAATCCGATCAGGTTTGTTTCGCCAGATACAGTGTATACAAGTCCTGCTCTTGCAAAGTCAGATTCGTTCGGGTCTACATAGTACAGAACAATGTTCTCAACAGGCGTAGCAATAACTGTTCCTCTCGGGATCTCGCTGTCGGATAACAGGAAAATAGTATTGAAGCCCATGAAATCTTTCATGTACTGGAATCCGAACTGGTTCTGAATAGAAATCTCAGCTGCTCCAAGGTATTCATATACGTCCAGAATATTGGCAAATCCAACAACGCCAGTCACATTTCTGTGCATCTGTTTGAATTTGTTCTCAACCCGACCTTTAGCCATTGCCAGAGCCATCTGAAAAGTAGTTTCTGTGGAAGTAAGTGTGCCGGTTTTCAGATAGTCATAGAATCTGCTAGTAACATCAGTCTGAAGCTGGAAAAGGAATTCATCATCAGTCATCTGAACGGCGTTCTCATAACCGTGATCCTTGATTGCTTCGATAGACACAGCCTTTGCGTACTTCTCGATAGTCATTTCCGCATAGTTCTTTTCTTTTACAACGAATTTGCTGTAAGGGATCTCCTCGCCCTCACCAACTTTTCCACTCTGTAAAGTACCCTCTGCGTATTTGGACTTGAGTACAGCACCCGGCTGTTTTTTGATAGGTCTCATGATACCCAGAATGTCACGTAAGTGCTGCCAGTTTCTTTCGAATCTGGTTACAAAGTCAATCTCACGTGCTGTGACCTGAATATCATTATTCATAATAAGATTAGCTTTTGCTGCCATATAAAAATCCTTTCTACCCATAATTATTAAGGCATTGGGTTAGCGGCTATACTCTGTCGTATAGTCAGTGTAAAAAATCACTGGAATAACTGGATGTTCTGAGCAATTGCAGCCTGTCTCTCGGACGGGTCTTTGATCGCTTCGATATCTTTCTTTGTCATGCTTCCCGGTGTCTGCTGCTGTCCAACGTGAGTGGTAAATCTTGCCTGGTTCTGCTGAGCCTGCTGCTGAGATTCATCTACAAAAGCGGATGCGTCAGACTGCTTCATCTGTTCGATCAGGTCATTTAATCCAAGGATTTTACCATCTTTCAGCTTAAGACCTGCTTCTTTAATGTCTGCCATAACAGACTTCTTTGCAGCTTCACTTGAAAATTTAACATCGTCGAGTGCCGCTTTCAGAGCATCTGAGAAATCACGGTCGTAGATTTTTGCATTGAATTCTTTCTCTGCATCTGCCGCTTTCTGTTTCCAAGTCTCTAACTCGCTTTTAATATTTGTCGGGTCGATACCATCAAAGCCTCTTAAGGTTTCCTCTGCTGTCTCAGCGCGTTCTTTCCAGTTATCGCGTTCACCCTCGACTTTCGACAGAGTTTTCGCCACTTCCTTTGTATTCTTGTAATTCTCAGAAAGTGCTTTCTTTACATCTGCCTGTTTATCCTCCGGGATTTCAATTCCAAATGATTTTAATGTATCAATAAGTTTCTGCATAACATCCTCCTGGTCGTGTTTATTGACCTGCCGCCGCAGGTAAATGGATTAAGCCAGTTAGACCACTGGCGAGGTAATCGGAAAGGCAGGAATCGAACCTACGGCACATAGCTTACAATGCCATTGCTCTACCACTGAGCTACATTCCGTACCGCCTATAACGGCCAGCCTTCTGAAAAGAAACTGGGGTGAATTTCACTTCTTTCGCTATAGCGTAAATCCACCTGAGACATAGGCCACCTGTATACAAACAGCTTAACTCTAAGCGGATTGGAGCAGAACGCCCGGAATCGAACCGGAGACCAGAGCGCGACTCTGTCAGTTTTCCACTAGCGTACATTCCACATAACCCGGATTCCCGGGTTAGCAAGGTGTTTAACGTGTCATGCCTGCCACGAGTTGTTTCGGATATTTATTTCTTTTTTTAAAAAGAAAAGTATGAATAACAAAAACCTTAATCAAGGAGGTGCGCCATCTTGCGTGCCAGATGACAAATACGCACGACAGGATTCGAACCTGTTTAACTTTCCATTAAAGCGTGCGCACCAGCTACAAAAGTTAAAGAAAGGAGGATTAAAACGAAAATGTCAAAAACAACCGTTTTATTTGTGCTTCCTGCTGCACAATTACATTATAACAGATTTCTTTCAACTACCTCTCTACCACTTTTGTGTTTTTAGAGCATATCACGGAGCTTTTCTACATATCTCTTGACAAGATCACGTTCTTCCCGGCATTCTGCATCCTTTGACATATCACTCATTTCTGTTGTGAGTTCGTCAAGATGTTCTTCCAGAGCGGCAAGCATCTTTCTTTTGCAGTCCTCAGACTTGCCGGAACGATAGCTCTGTTTCTGCGTCATGTAATCGTCATAAGCATCTCGCCCATCAGAGCGGCTGTAATGCCCTCTGACATAATGTTCACCCCTTCTGGCATAAGAATTACCCCTGTCGTAATCCGGCATCATTCTGCCATCATTTGAGCTGTATCTCCCCATGCTGTCACGCTTTCTTCCACGTTCACTGTAATCGTCATTGTATCCGCCACGCATCTCATCAAGGACAGTGTTGTAGTACTCTACTTTCTTATCCCAGTACTGCGTATTCTTGATATCTTTGTACATATCAATCAGTTTGTATGTCATTTCCAAGTTCCCAGTGGTCAGCCCATTATCAGCAATTTTGGACAGCTCGTCTTCGATTCTTGCGCATAAGTCTTTAATATCTCTCATAATCACACCTCCTACGCTTCTCTGGTCACAACAATGTTCGCGTTCGCAACAGAAATAGCCTGATCGCTTGTGTTTTCTACCGCGATATTAACGCAGCATCCGCGAGGCACATCAATATAGATGCCAGAGGACACATTATTGTACTGATTTACTGCTGCCGGTGTGGAAATCATCTGGGAAGAAAGAACCGGCTCACCAGAGATTGCAATTGCCAGAGAAATAGCTCCGACAGTACCGCCTGTTGGAATTGCGATATTACCAGAAAAATCCACGAAGAATCTCGCTTTACACTGGTTAGTCAGTCCTCTTAGAGTGATGATTCCGCTTCCCTCTCTGTGCTGAATGCAGTTAGAACCCTTAACTGCTGTATTTGAAAATACTACGTTTCCATTTGCTGCTACAGTCTGAGCAGCTACACTTGTAAATTCTGCCATAAAAATACTCCTTTCATATCACAAAAGGACAGGTTTCGACCTGCCCCTCTGTGTAATACGGCATAAGCCGACATTCGAATCAATCGAAAGATACTCTCATATGAAGTTATCAGCAATTACATCCAGTGTTGCATCCACATCCGTAATATGTGTTCGGGTTAGGAACCTGATATGCCGGAATCGGTGCCGGATTGATCGCATTAATGAGCTGCTGTGTCTGAGAAGCCATTGCAGTTGTGAGAAGTGCGGACTGGCGATCCTGAGAAGCGGCACGTCTGAGGTCATTGTTTTCAGCCTGCAAGCTAGAAATCTTTTCATTGCAAAGATAGTCAAGAATGGCTCTTGTCCCTGCATTCTGGCTGTCGATAATGTCTCTTGTGTTGCTATTCATGGTGTTCTGGATTGCACAAGTGTTGGTAGCCATATCATATCTGATCTGAGCCTGTCCTTCCCTGTTGTCACAGCAGCACTGAGCTAACTGAGACTGCAATGCGTTTGTATTCTGCATATTCGCTACAGTGTCAGCATTGATTGCCTGCTGGATGCCATAGCCAGTCTGCATGATGTTTGTGTTGATGCCATTGAATCCGGTAAGCATACCGTTGTTCACTGCATAGAATCCATCACAGAGACCGTTGTTGATTCCGTCAAGTTTGCTAATCACAGCGGAATTGTCGAAACCTCTCTGAATGTCTGCCTGGGTAGCTGCTGTGGCTGCATATCCGCCACCATTGCCATTATTGCCCCATCCGTTGTTTCCCCATCCGAAGAAAGCAAAAATGAATAAAACAATAATCCACCAGCTACCATCTCCACCAAACATGCCGTCATTATTTCTACCGTTTCCAGTTAAAAGAGCAACGTCTGATGCTGTTAAATTTCCATCCATAGTTATAATCTCCTTTTTGTGTATTTACATCAATCTGGCCAGATTGTAATGTACTATTTTATTCCTTTTAACATGTGTTGAAATTGTCCCGCCATCTGCTGAACCTGATTAAGCTGTTGCTGAGAAATCCGTCCGGACTGTAACATCTTCTCAACTTCTGCTTTCGGGTCTCCCTTAAAATTCTGTTTAAACTGCATAAACTGCTGTATCATCTGCATTGGCCCGTTTCCCTGCGGCATCCCACCACCAAGCGCGTTAAATAATGGATTACTCATCTGCATTTCCTCCCTTGACTGCTGATTCCTGTGCGGTATTAGCCCTAACAGGTTCAGAAAAAGAATTTAATCGACTTGCTATAGCGTCACATTTGGCCTTTAAATCGTCATATTCCTGTCTGGTGACATATTTATTGTC